GACAGTTATGACAAGGAAGTATCGGATCAGAGAGGGAAGCATAGCACATTACGCAATCGGGTTTGCGCCATTCGTGACGCTGATCCTGATCGGAAGCCTGTGCCATCTGTTAACGGGGACATTTTAATGGAGGGAGTTATGACAAATTTTATCAAGACTATCGTGGTAGAGCCGGGCAAGGAGCCCTACTATCAGCTAATGGAGAACACGCTGGAACGCTTCCAGAGGGCGGTCGACGGGTACATCGAGACGGTCACATTCGCAGAGAATTGCTGCGTGATCTGTGACGAAGAGGGCAAGATCAAGGGCAAGCCGGACAACTTCGGCTTCTTGGGACAGAAGTTCGTCGGGACGTGTGTGTTCGTCGGTGTTAAGGGCGACGAGTTCGCAGACGTGCCGTTGCGGATAGAGCAGATGGAAGGATTGATAAGGAGGTAAGTATGACACTTTATGAATTGACTGAACAGCTCGCGAACTTCGACTTCGAGATTGACGAAGAGACTGGCGAGATCACAAACGCAGACGAACTGGATCAGATCCAGATGGACAGGGACGAAAAACTCAAGAACTGCGTCTTCTGGTACAAGAACTGCAAGGCTGAAGCGGATGCACTCAAGGCGGAAAAGATGAACCTGCAGAAGCGTCAGCAGATAGCAGAGAAGAAGGCCGAGCGCATGAAGTCGTATCTCGACTACTGTCTTAAGGGCGAATCCTTTGCTCCGAAGGACGATGTGAGGGTGCGCGTCTCATATAGGAAGTCGGATCAGGTCGTATGTGACGACATCGCCAAGGTCAGCAACGAGTATCTGCGTATCAAACCAGAACTCGATAAGACCAAGGTCAAGAAGGATATCAAGGCTGGTATCGATGTCGACGGGTGCACGCTGATAACCAAGAAGAACATTCAGATCAAGTAAACACAGGAGGAGGTAAGTTAATGGGAAACGCTATCTTTGTTTATGGAAAGAGCGGATCGGGGAAATCCCGGTCACTTAAGAACTTCAAGGAGGACGAGATATTCCTGGTCAATGTGAATGGCAAGCGTCTTCCATTCAATAAGAAGTTCAAGTACACAGGCAAATCTGCTGATGTTCGCACTATCATCGATCAGCTGCAGAAGATGCCGTGCAAGACCGCCGTTATAGACGATGCCGGCTACATCATGACCGACATGTTCATGAAGGGGCACACGGGTGGCGACCAGTTTAAACTGTACAACACTATAGCAGATGAGATGTACACGCTAGTGGCCAGCATCCAGCGTCTGCTCCCGGAGGATGTCAACGTGTACCTGACGTTCCACGAAGAGCGGAGCGATAGTGGTGATTCGAAACTGCTGACGATCGGCAAGCTTCTCGACCAGAAAATATGTCTGGAAGGGCTGGTAACTGTCGTCCTGCGGTGCATCGTGAAGGGCGGTCAGCATCTCTTCATAACTAACAGCGACGGCTCTGATATCGCCAAGTCACCGGAAGGGATGTTCGAGATGGAAATAGAGAACGACCTGAAGATGGTCGACAGTCGTATAAGAGAGTTTTGGAATACCGAGGAGGACTAAATGAAACCATTGAATGATATCTATAGGAACGCAGAAGCATCTACTGGCAATGACTTTGTGGCACTTCCGCCCGGAGCATACATTTGCAGGATCACCGATGTAATAGATCATAACGAAGCGAAGCCTTATATCGAGGTGATATTTGACATCGCCGATGGCGAATACAAGGGCTACTACAGCGACGAGTGGGGCGAAAAGAACCTGTGGGCTCATAGACGTAGGCATTACTACACTGACAAGGCCATGGGTATGTTCAAGGGTTTCATAAAAGCTGTGGACGAATCTAACGGCACGAACTTCAACGCTGAAGTGGAGACAGGCTTCGACGAGTCTAAGCTCATAGGCAAACTGATCGGCTACGTGGTCGGCGAAGAAGAGTACGAGTCCAACTCTGGCGAGATCAGGACGAGACTTGACTGGAGCAATGCAAGAGTCAGATCAGTCAGCCAGATCAAGTCGGGCGGGTGCTCTATCCCGTCGAAGAAAACGCTGCAGGCCAGTGCGTCAGTGCCAGCAGGGTTTGAGCCAGTGACCGACGATGATATGCCGTTCTAGTCATGGTGCTGATTGAAGACACTAGGCAACAAGCCAGTAAGCACGAAATCAAGCACGAATACTGGCAGAACAAAGGCATCAAGGTTGTAAGGTCGAAGCTGGTGGTCGGAGATTACACCCGAGTTGGGAGCACGGTCTTCATTGACACGAAGGCTAACGTGGAGGAGATAGCACAGAATATCGGCGGACGGGAGCACGCACGCTTCCGTGAGGAGTGCAAACTAGCACGTGATATCGGTGCTCAGCTCATAGTATTAGTCGAGAATGAGCACGGCTATCTCACCATCGATGATGTGGGAGCATGGATTAACACGAACCCACGCAAAACCTACAAGTCAATCGACGGGAAACGCCTTGCAAAGGCGATGAAGACCATGTCTGAGAGGTACGGAGTGCAGTTTCTGTTCTGTGCTCCCGAAGACTCGGGACAGATAATACTCGATATTTTAGGAGGAGCACGTGATGGATAATAGAATTCGTGAATATGAACGCCGAAAGGCAGAAATCGAGGCTACTGCTACCAGCTACGAAGAATACCAGGAACGTATCAAGAAGTTGGTGGAGGAGCTGAGGATATGAGTGACGGATATATTCTTTTATACCGAAAAGCAGAAAATAACCCGGCTCTGCAAGATGACAGACCGTTCGATAAGTTCCACGCGTGGGTGTGGATGATCCAGCGTGCGAACTACAAGCCAATCGTTCTGAAAATCGATGGGCAGTTTAAGAAACTCAAGCGAGGACAGTTCCACACAAGCGAGCGACACCTTGCCAAGAAGTTCAAATGGAGTAGGGAAAAGGTCAGGAGGTTTTTAAAGGATCTCGAGGTCGAGAAGATGATAACCACGGACAGTACCACCAACGGTACCACCATAACCATTGAAAAATACAGCATCTATCAAGGTGGGCGCACCACCGACAAGACCACGAACGAGACCACCCAAACCACGAACGAGACCACCTCGAGCATTGGAATTTCAACAACTACAGGCGATGGGCACACCACGAACGAGGCACAGAGAAATAAAAATAAAGAAGGTCACGGTCAGCACAGGTCTGACGACCGTGCTTCCGTGCCCAATAACGATCCGAGGTATATGGATATAGCAATGGGGGAACCGGATGAATTCATTATCGACAGAGACATCTGAGAACATCATATCCGTCTGGTTACACAGCGAGCATCTGGAAGACGCAAAGCTGATACCTGTCTCTCTGTTCCCGAGCCCGTATGATGCCATCGCAAAGGACATCCGAAGCGGAAGTAATCTGGCAAAGATGATGAAGCGGCATGGGATGCCTATCATCAATCAGTTACTGACGAGTTACTACCCGGCGCTGTACCAGCAGTCCGTACAGGAGTTATTAAAGGAGCAGATGTATCGGTCTCTGCCTGAGAACGCGACACCACAGGAACTCCTGGAACACGCAGCGAAGTACGTGCGGCAATGGTCACAGCCACCACAGAGGGTAGACCTGACAGAAGGCTACGTCGAGACGATGGCAAAGCGCAGGGAACAAAAGCCGATCTATACCGGCATCGCCACCGTGGACGAGTACACGCACGGGATCTATCCGGGGCAGCTCACCATAGTGGGAGCAAGACCGTCAGTCGGTAAGTCGGCGTTCTGTCTGCAAGTGGCGTTCGATGTAGCGCAGAAGGGCAACAAGGTGCTGTTCCTCCCGCTGGAGATGAGTGCCGCCGAGACGGTCGACAGGATCGTGATGCGGTACTCGAAAAACGGGCTGAGCTATTCGGACCTTAGAAGAGGGATCCTCGAAGGCGAGAAACGAGACAGCGCGAACGAGACGATGGATATCATCTATCGGCTGAGGGACAACTTCATCGTGTATGAGAACGTCCGGGAGATAGATGCAATAGAGGAACTCGTCAGCAGAGAGAAGCCGGATCTGATCGTCATCGACCAGCTATCGCAGATCCGAAGCGGCAACGAGTACAAGACATTACGAGAGCAGTACGTGGAAGTTACCCGCAGACTGAAGGCAATGGCGCTGAAGGAAGACGTGGCGGTATGGCTGCCGTGTCAGATGAACAGAGAGTCAAGTAAGACGGGAGCAGTGAGCATCGACTACTTAAAAGAGTCGGGCTCGATAGAAGAGGACGCAGATATCGTCCTCATACTCAGTAATAAAAAAGACGAAGAAGGAAACTACGTGGTGAACACGGACGGCAGGGAGGTCACGCTGGAGATCGCAAAGAACCGGCAGGGAAGATGCGGCAAAGAGTCGCTGACGTTTATAGGACCCCGCTTCACGTTCCGTAGCCACGAGAAACACCCGGACGGCTTCGAGTCGGTACAGGAACAACAACAGATACCATTCTAACGGGAGGTGATTACATGACGATTTTAGAAGCACGCCAGTTGCTCGGTGCGATGCCGAACCAACTGCAGGCCTGTACGCTGACGATGATACCGGCAGACGATAAGGCAAGCCGGAAACTGCGGACGGCACTCGGGGAAGTGGTTGAGCTTAAAGACCAGTACGAGAAGATGGCAGACGCGGTTGTGGAGTTCGGCGTTGAAGCGGAACTGCAGAAGGTGTACATGCACCGTGCAGAAGCACTCGGGCTGGTTATCCGTCTTATCAGAGACGAGATGTTAAGGACGGAGGCGAGAAGTCATGGTAGTGATGGCGCCACCGTGTAAAGGGTGTGAAGACAGACAGGCAGCGTGCCACAGCACGTGTGAACGATACAAGGCGTACAAGCAGAGGGTCGACGAGGTGAAAAAGAAACGAGCAGAGGAGCACCTGGCGGATGACGACTTGCGTGCACTGGACGCCAAAAGGAGTAAACGATATAGACATTATCGGAGGTACAACAAATGATAAAGGAAACATTCAGAGTTAGGTTAACTTTTATCGATTCGATTTTAGGTGGAGAGCCAGCAGATAAGAACCTGCACGCGACATACATCCAGAGCAAGATCCCTGACGATCTGTACACGGAAGAGGAGCGACTGGCAATCGAGGAAGAGGAGCTTCGTGGTCTGATGGAAGGCGACGAGAAGGGCACGACGGTGTTCTACAGGGACGAGAACGATGAGCCGTGCCTGAAGAACAACCATATCAAGGGCTTCTTCAAGTCGGCGTGCGGTGCGCTGAAGTCAGACAAGCACAACCTGTCCAGCAAGGTCACGGCTTATAAGAAGGAGATAGACACCCATGTGTTCGTGTTCCCGGATGCGTCCGATCGGAGCAAGCGGTTCATTCCGTTCCATGACTATGGCTCTATCGGATCATGCCAGAGACCGTTAAGAGCACAGACCATGCAGGGCGAACGTGTGGCTATTGCAGACTCTGAAGAGATAAAGGCAGGCGCATGGATAGAGTTCGATGTGGTTGTACTGGCGCACGATAAGAAGCCTCTGGGACGTGAGCTGGTAGAAGAGTGGCTTGAGTTCGGGGAGTTCAACGGGCTCGGTCAGTGGCGGAACAGTGGAAAGGGCGCGTTCCAGTACGAGATCGTGGAGCAGTAACGGTGGCGAATAGTCCAGCATTGTGACGGCACTGTGTGGAGAAGGTGAGTAACGTAATGGCTAAGTTGCGAAGAGCAAGCGTGGTTAAGGCGAAGTGATGCCCCGTATAGGCGTTGAGTTGTCTGTTTGGTCTGGCACAGCAAAGGCAAAGTGTGGCAGAGATGTGATTTGTAGTGGCATTGCACAGGCTGTGACGTAGGCAAGGCAACGGCAGAGCAAAGACATGACGTGTGACGTGATGGCATAGTGGGGACGAGATGGGCGAGGTAACGGCACAGCAAAGGCTTGCAGCGTAACGGAGTGGTTCTGTCATGATAGGTATCGCAAGGGCGCAGATTAGCGCGCAATGTAATGGCAAAGACATGCGGAGTAAAGGTACTGTAGTGATATGCAACGGCAGGGCGAGGTTGTGAATGGCGGGGCATGGTTTTGTGTCGGCATGGCAAGGTAGTGAGAAGTAGGCGTCGTGTTGTGACGGCTTAGCAGGGCTACGAGTTGTATAGGCATTGAACAGTATTGTGTGGGCGTGGTTGCGAGGTGAATGGTCATAGTTACGTATCGGCGAAGTATGGCACCGAGTAGTTATGGCGGAGCGTGGAACGGTTCCGTGACGGCAAAGTAGCGCGCAGTATTGTGGCGGTAATGGAGCGCAATTCGTAGTAGTGGCAATGCAGACCCATGGAATGCACGGTAGCGGCAATGCAAGGAGTAGGTTCGTCAGGTATCGGCAGAGTTATGAGCTTATAGCATTGACTTGTAACGGCAAAGATGTGCACAGATACGCAGCGGCATAGCCTGGAACTGGTTGGAGTCGTATCGGCGTGGTATTGAGTGGCGAGGAAGGACACTGTAACGGCATAGTACAGCATAGCCAAGAATCGGAGGTGAGTGAATGATAAAAGCAGACGCGATCTACTATTTGACATGGTTGAAAGACGAAGCGATAGATGATGCAGACAGCCATAGATGTGAAGCACTCGACATGGCAATCGAAGCGTTAGAGAATGAACGACCGAAAGGGCATTGGATACGAAAAACCGTAGATAGGGGATTCAATGCAGACTGGGTATGTAGTGAATGTAGGCACAGAGTATATTCAGATTTTGTTGATTTTAACTACTGTCCGAACTGTGGTGCAGACATGAGAGGTGAGCGAAGTCATGGAGATCTATGAGCACAGCGATGAATACTTCGAAAAGACACCAGTAGAAAAGCAAAGAATATGCTGTAATTGCGATCATAGAAAACCAATTGACAGATGCGAATTGGATGGGCATTACATCAGCTATGTGAGTTGTTTCACTAACTGGTGCAGGAAATGGAAAGGAGAATCTGATGACTGACTTTAAGGCGGGTGAATACATCGTCTATAACAACGGCGATCGTTACGAGATAGGACGAATAAAAGAACTGCGAGAAGACGGCGCGTTTGTGGCATATCACGATGGTGAAACTGGAGCAATGACACCATACGACCTAATGCACAAACTGGTAAACGGCAGATGCATAACGGCTTCAACATTGGGTGGTGACTATTTCGCAAAGGCATTGCAATGAGAGATTCCAAAATGGAAACAACCACAGAAAGGAGAAAAGATGATAACGCAATTTGACATTCAGAATGGTTACGTGAAATCCTTAATCTTGAGGCTGACACCAGTGGAAGGACTTGTATTGCTCAGTGCGCTGATGCAGTACGCAGACGATTTAGAAAACAACGAAAAAGACAGAATGACGGCGATAAACATGTGCGACTCATACATGAGGGCAATGAATTTTGGTGGTGGAAACGATGAGGCTGATTGACAAAACAAAGCAAAGCAATGTCAAGTGTGAACATTGCCAAAACTATACCGAGCATGGCGAATGCGAGGAGACGGGCGAAGCGAAAAACTACTGGAGCCGACGTAAACGGTTTAAGTGGAAGATCAGGAAAGTGTACAAAGGAGAGGATTATGAGGTTGATTGATGCAGATGCATTACCAATAGATATTGATTACCACGATGTTGAAGACGCTCCAACCATAGGCGGTTGGATACCATGCTCCGAGCGGTTGCCCGAAGTGAATGGGCGGTATCTGTGCGCTAATGACCAATGGGGCGCATGGAGAGTAGACATCAATATGTGGGTTAATGGTCATTGGCGTAACCAAATTGAAAAGCCAATCGCATGGATGCCGTTACCGCCAGTTTATCAAGGAGAATAGTATGGCAAGAGTAAAAAATTTGACAGGAATGAAATTCGGTAGGCTTACTGTAATTGAGCAACATGGTTTTACAAAGAAAAATAAATATGGGAGTAGGCAAGCAATTTGGTACTGTAAATGTGACTGTGGTAATTATTGCGAGATGGCATCGGGGACGCTGGTAAGAAAGCGCAATAATCATTCGTGTGGGTGTCTTGCAAAAGAAAATTTAAAAAACATGGCAAGCGGTAATGTTACGCACGGTATGACAGGAACGAGGCTCTATGGGTGCTATAAGGCTATGAAGAACAGATGCTATAGGGAGAAAGACATCCATTACAACGCATACGGGAAAAGAGGAATTACGGTATGCGATGAATGGAAAAATGACCCGAAAGCGTTTATCGATTGGGCTTTGGCAAATGGGTATTCCGATGATTTGACTTTGGAGCGAATTGATGTAAACGGAAACTATGAGCCGTCAAACTGTGCGTGGATTCCAATGAGCGAACAGTACAAGAACAAGCAATCAAATTGTAAAAAGGTGCCGTTACCCGAGCCGTATGAAGCAAGTTAGCAACACTAGACATTGCAATGGGTTTAAAGGTTTTTTGAAGTTCTTAAAGGTAGAAAAGCAAGTTACGAGGAGGATGAATGATGGACAATAGTTTAGCAGTTTTACTTGGTGTCATCATAGGACTGTTAATCATAATAGCCCGTAAGTTATGAAGGAGGAGACAGATGAGTGACAACGTATTACATCCGCAACATTACGGCGGAGAGATAGAGACCATAGACTTTATTAGGGACAAGCTGACGGCTGACGGCTTCCGGGCGTACTGTATCGGCAATGTCATGAAGTACATCAGCCGATACGACAAGAAGGGCGCACCGCTTGAGGACTTACAGAAGGCGCAGGTCTATTTGAACTGGGCGGTGGAGACGTTCGGATCTAACACGAAAGCGGAGCCGGAGCCGGAGTCACAAGCAGAGCCACCAGCTGAAGTCAAGAAGCCGGAACGGAAGAAGCCGAGGACGAAGGCAACGAAGAAGCCAGGGAACAGGAAAGAGTTAGACATGGGGAAGATCACGGCACTGCGTGATGCTGGGTGGTCTATCCCGAAGATAGCAGACGAGATGGGAGTATCAGCACCGACGATCCGCAAACACTTAACGGCGATGGACTACCCCGACCCGAACAAGGACGGGAACATCACCGAACCACAGGAGGAGGTAACAACTAATGCTTAACATTCGCGACTACATGAAACTGGAAGAGCCCGACATCATCACGGCTCCATCGTTCGTTCGGGCAGACCCTGACAAGCGCAGCGCACTCGACAGGCGTGAAGGACTTGACCGCGCCTACGGAGAACTGCAGGCCATCGTCAACTCATCAGACATCGCCAACACTTCAAAGGCGTGGCACGAAGCCTATCAGAATCTGACGAACGCTTTCATCATCTGTGCGCAGCGCGAGGAGGATATCATCGAATGAAGCGCGCAGGCAAGCGGAAGACAGACAACAGACAGAAGTTCGTCCTGTCCGAGAAGCAACTCCTGAAGGAGAAGGACGAAGCCGTGAGGGAGGGCATGACCAAGACCGCCATGCTCTACCTCGTGGCACTCGCCGAGAAGGGATGGGACGAAGACCAGATAACAGACCTGTTTGAGACAACGAGTCGATATGCAGCCTATGTGGATGAGAAGATAGTCTCCATCCGTCAGATACAGGACATCATCGAACGCAAGACAGGTATCACGATCAAAGGGAAATGGTAATGACAGTAAAGGAATATCTAAACCAATATCTTATACTGAACAAACGAATACAGCTTCTCGACCAACAAATCGAAGAGGTGTCAGCAGAGATGGAGAGAGTGACCGCTGAACTGGACGGCATGCCACACGGCACCGGGCTATCCGACAAGGTGGGCGAACTGGCAACAACGCTGGCAGACCTCAAGTGGGACTTGACCGACATGCGAGCAGAAGCCTGGAAGACTAAAGCTCGGATCATGCACACGATCCTGTCAGTTGACAATGAGGACTACCAGCAGATACTCATGCTTCGTTACGTGGAGGACATGCACTGGCAGCAGATCGCCGACGAGATGTACTATAGCCGGCAATGGGTTGATACTCTGCATGGCAGGGCGCTCGAGTATTTGCGAAAGAAGACCGGCATGGCGTAACACTTGATAGAAGTTTACATGTATGCTGTGCTACCATGTAATCGTAGAAGATAGGAATTGAGGATACCCCTATTCTACACGAAGTTCATAACGAACTTACCTCCAATGAATCCGATGAGCCTCCGGACATCCGCCGGGGGCAACGTCGTGCCTCGATAGTTTTTTACTCTTTTCATTAATGTTATACCTTTCTCCTTTTGAGACCCCGAGCCTAACCACCCGGGGTCTTTTAAGTGGGGACGGTGGAAAGAGACCCCCATGAAAAGTACCCCCCGTAAGACTAACCCCCGGTACTCTAACGGCAACCTGCGACGCAAGCATCGTGCTCGCTTCAAGGCAATGCAGGCACGCTGTGGTATCTGCGGTGGTGAGATACACTACGACGAACCATCCGATCCGCAGCATCCGCTGTCCTTCGTCATTGACGAGATCATTCCGGTCAGCAAGTGGAAGCAGTTCGGTTACTCATCCCCTGCAGCCTGCGCTCAAGATTGGAATAACTTGCAAGCTTGTCATTACATCTGCAACGCCGCAAAGGGTGCAAAATTAAACTATAAGGTTGCGAAGACCGGAATGGATCCAGCGATGACCGACGGCGAATGGTAACGGAGTAGGGGAGGAGACCCCCAATGCACCCCCAGCGACTACCACCCGCTGTCCAGCGCCGATTTACACGAGAGGGATTTTTGAGATGATAGATAGATTGAAAAAACTGAAAGATTTGGAGTTCCTGCTGATGCTGAATATAGAGCAGGCGGACGAGAAGACACTTCCGTCGCTGGCAAAGCAGTACAGGGAGACCATCAAAGAGATAGAAGAGATAGAGGGAGGACTGGATGACGGTGACCAGATTGCGGAGCTTCTCGCAGGAAGAGAGGCTGATGGGAAGCCAGGAGCCGTCCGTTAGAGTCGCGCCGAGTTATGAGATGACCGACGGAGATGATGCGTCGAAGGTACTGAAGGTTGGTGGACTGAAGCTGGACCCGTGGCAGTTGGAAGGACTCCGGGACTGGATGGCGCTGGATAGTACGGGCTCGTGGGTGAGTAAGACCTGCGGATTGTCCGTACCGAGACAGAACGGGAAGTCAGCGCTGGTGAGCGGACGCACGTCGGCAGGTATGGTGCTGTATAAGGAGCAGGTGATAT